GGCCTGATCATGGCTATTGCAAAGCCGAATCTGGATGAAATTACGACGCCGCTCGACAGCATCGTCGGCAGTCTGGACGATGACAACGTACTAATCAGACTAGACTTCACTCGTCAGTTTACGATGGACGAGTTGGACGATCTGATTGGCAACCTCGACGCCCTAGATGTTTACGGCAATCTCGACAGCATCCCAGCGTTTGATGTTACCTCTGCCGCCGCCACAGCCAATGTCGCTGTTACAGGCACAGGCACTATACAGGTGCCGGTACTGGCGCAGGCCGCAGCAAGCATTGCGGTCACGGCCACCAATGCGTTTACCCGTATTCGCGGTGTCAATGCATCTGTAACCGGCGCTGTAACATTTGCCGCTACGGCATCGTTTATTGCACGCATGAGCGCAGCCGCTAGTGTGGCTGTTACGGCGACTAATGTTGCGGGCCGTATACGTCATGTATCTGCTGCCGCGTCTGTCACAGCAAGTGGCACAGCTATTGGTGTCAGGGTTTTAGGTTTCTCTGCAAACGCGGGCGCTGCCATTTTGGCAAGCGGATCAACTGTCGCAGTCTTTAAGGGTGCAGCAGCAGCCACGGCAACAGTCACCGCCGTCGTCTTTGTGAGTTTCAGCAACGCTGCCACTGACCGGATTCGTGGCATCTTTGCAGCAAAGGACACGGCAGGAAATGTCTCTTTGTTCGCAGGCGATGCGGGCAAACTATACAAATTCAATCAGTCCAACAGCAATCTGGTAGATGCCAGCAAGTCAGGCTCACCGGCCTATGATCTTGCGGGCGCAGAGCGGTGGCGGTTCGTGCAATTCGGATCAACCGTTGTTGCGGCTGGCGGCACTGGCGAAGAACTGCAAAAGTTTGCGCTTGGCAGTGACAGTGCCTTTAGCAACCTTGCTGGCTCACCTCCAAAGGCAGATTTTATTGCTGTCGTCCGCGATCAGGTATGGACTGCCAATATTGACGAAGGGTCGGGCAGGGTGCCGTTCAGAGTGCGCTGGTCGGCCATCAATGATGAAACATCGTGGACCGTTGGCACCAATCAAGCTGACTTCCAAGATGTATTTGGTGGTGACGCAGGCGCAATCACAGGGCTGACAGGCGGTGAGCAAGCCACGATCCTAATGGAGCGGGGCATTGCCGTTGCGTATTATGTTGGTGCGCCGCTGATCTACCAGATCAACATGGTAGAAACATCGCGTGGCTGTTCCTTCCCGAATAGTGTGGCACGGGTCGGCGGGCTTACATTCTATCTCGCACAGGACGGCTTCTTTGCCTTTGATGGAAAGCAGAGCCAGCCTATTGGTGCAGAGAAGGTCAATGAGTTTTTCTTAAAAGATTTTGACGACGCACACACTGACAAAATGTCCTGTGCTGTCGATCCGTCAAATCAGATCGTTGCTTGGTCATATGTATCAGCTAATGCCACTGACGATACGCCTGACAAGATACTGGTTTATAACTATGCCATTCAGAAATGGTCATTGCTTGAGGTGCGTGCAGAACTGATAGCACCGCTGTTCACACCAGCTTACACGATGGAAGCATTGGACAACTTGGCTGCAAACTTGGACAGCCTGCCAGCACCGCTGGATAGTGCGCTATATAAAGGCGGCACGTTCTTCTTCGGTGGCAGTGTTGATAAAAAGATACATGGTTTCACGGGCAGCACGCTTGCTGGCACGATTGAGACTGCTGAGTTTCCTATAACGGTGGGTCGTCACTCACTTGTGACGCGGACAGTGCCGTATTTCCGTGATGGCAGCGTGACGATGCAAGTGGGTGCGCGTGACAGGCAGGATGACGATGTCGTTTTTGACACTGCCGCATCGTTGACCGATGAAGGCTTTTGCCAACATCGCTCACAGGGTCGTTTTCATCGTGTGCGTATGAACATCACAGGCAATTGGGATTTCGCGCAGGGCGTTGAGATAGAGGGTCAGGCGCTTGGCAGACGCTAACTTTCAGCCACTGCCGCCGGAAGCAACAAACCCGCGTCAGATTAGCCAAGTCGTCAACAACGTGCTTGACGGCAAACTTAACAGCACAGGTTCTTTTGTCTGCACGGCCAGCGCAGCCACAACGGTTGTGACTGACTTTCGTGCAGGCAAGGACAGCATAATCCTGCTGATGCCACAGACAGCCAACGCTGCGGCAGAAGTGGGCAATGGAACGATACATGTTAGCAGCCGCGCCAAGCAGTCATTCACAGTCACACATGCCAACAACTCACAGACCGATAGAACTTTCGGATACGTCATTATTGGCTGAGTGGGAGCGGTGCGGCGACTACATTGAGGACGCACTGGAATATGCTCAATTTTCTCACACACTGGAAGATGTGCTGCGTGTTGTTCTTGCAGGAGACGCGCAGTTTTGGCCAAAGGCTAACGCGGCGCTTGTTACAGAAATTATTGATTATCCGCAACGCCGCACACTGCGTTTCTGGTTGGCTGGCGGCGATCTTGAAACGCTGCGGGATTTGGAAGTAGCGGCAATCGAATGGTCAAAGACATGGGGTTGTTCAGCTTCTGAAATAGTTGGGCGACGTGGATGGGTGCGCGCCCTTCAAGGCTACGAGGAAGCCGCAACAGTAGGAGTAAAATACTATGGGTAAAGGTGGTGGCGGCGGCGGCGCTCAAACAATCAATACACAGGTCGAGCCGCCTGCATATGCAAAGCCGTTCTTTGAGTTTGGTTTAGCTGAAGCCAAGGATCAGTATATGTCGGATATGCCGGGGTACTTTCCCGGCAGCACAGTCGTGGGCTTCTCGCCTGAGAGTGAGATGGCACTGACGGGTGTGCGTGACCGCGCTCTTGATCCAAACAGCCTGACAGCGCAGACGCAGGGCGTTGTGCAGCAAAACTTGATGGGTACAAACCCGTTAGCAATGGCAGCGTTTAGGCCGGTCATAGACACGGTGCAAAGCCAGTTTGCCAAGGCTGGACGATACGGTTCTGGCGCTAATCAGCAGGCATTGGCATCAGCGTTGGCACCGGCTGCGTTGCAGGCACAGCAAGCAGCGATTAGGCAAGCGCCGTCAATGCAGAACCTTGATCTGCAACAGCTTGCACAGGTGGGTGGTGCGCGTGAGCAACAGGCGCAGGCAGAACTACAAGATAGTGTAAACAGGTTCAACTTCGATCAAAATGTAGATGCTGAAAAGCTGCGTAATTACCTCGCTTTGGTCGGCGGCGGCACAACCGGCAGTCAGACAAGCCAGCCAGTGTTCCGCAACCCGCTGGCAAGTGGATTGGGCGGTGCGCTCGGCGGTGCGGAGTTAGGATCATACTTTGGCAACCCCATGCTTGGCGCTATTGGCGGCGGGCTACTTGGCTTGATGTAGGAGACTGACATGAGTTTTGGTGGCGGTGAACGGCTTACAGGGCTTCTGAGTGACCCAGCATCACGCGGCATCTTGGGTGCATCTGCGGGGCTTCTGGCAGCGGGTGCGCCAAGAACTGACAGGCCGGTATCACTTGGCGAGGCGATCAGTAGTGGGTTGTTATCTGGCGCGCAGGCTTTTGATGCAGCGACACAAAGACAGGCAGATCAAGCTGCGGCAAACGAGTTGTCGGCACTGCGAAAGGCCCGCATGGCGGCGCTTAGTAAGCCAGACAAAATTTCACCTCTGACTGATATTGCTAAAATCAACCAAGATTTCCAGAACGGCCTTATCACTAAAGAAACTCGTGACGCACAGATTGCTGCCGCCTTAAAGCAAGACGAAGTATTGCCACTAAGCACAGCGGGCAAACTGGCCCGCGACCGGCGGCTGGGCTTGTTAGGGCCGGAGACACAAAAAGTTGCTGAAACTCCTGAGTTTGAACCAGCGGACATAGATTTTCGCACAGCCTTTGGCGGTGACATTGCTGGTGTTCTGACAGATGTTGCAAACATTGGCGCTGGCGCTTTTGGTGCTGCTGCAAGTGAAGATCGTCTGCGTGAATCAGCCAAATTGAACAATCTCAACGAAACCTTGCGCGGACTTCTAGTGAAAAGGTCAAGCAAAACTGGTTCCGTTTATAGCTTGAAAGAAGTCGCTAAGATTTTACCAAACTCCAGCACTAGCAACGTCAAAGGCGTTGAGATGTATAGGGCCTTGCTACCAGAGTTGGAGAAAATGTTGGTAGAGGCACAAGCCACGCTCAACAGTGATGACGAAACAACGCAGACCTACAAAACTCAAGCACGCAGGGCCGTTTCAGAGTTACCCGGCGTTATTGCGACGATTGAAAACTCATTGTCAGAGTTTGATGGAAGTAGAGGGCGAAACCCACGTGGCAGAAACCGCAACCGGGGCGGCACAGTAGATTCGTCTCAAGGTCCAATCAAATTCAAGCGGGTTGATGATGGCAGTAATTGAGGTTGAGGGCGCTGGACGCTTTGAGGTAGACGATAAGTTTTTCGATCTGCCCGAAGCTGAACAGCAATCATTGCTGCGTGAGATGACGGCAGACAGTGGTGACGGCCCACTTACCGGCGGCGATGTTTTGTCTGGCGTTACAAAAGGCTTAAACACAGCGCTGTTTGCAGACTTTCTTGGTGCGCCGGTTGACGTTGCGACTTTTGGTTTGAACCTAATTCCCGGCATTGATATTCAAGAGCCTGTTGGTGGTAGCAGGCAGTTGCGTGGACTTTTAACAGACGTTGGAATTGGCGCTGAATCAGTCGCGGATTTGCCTCGTCAACAGCAGCCGTTTTTTATAGGTGGGCAAACTCTTGGTGCAGCCATTCCTATTGCTGGGGGCGTGGGCTTGGCAGCGCGTGGGGCAAACCTTGCGGCAAGGGCGGCACCAACAGGGTCAGCGATCAGGGACTTGCTGTCAGATGCCGTGTCTACAGCCGCACGCAGACCGGGTACTACCGCCGCAACAGAACTTGGCCTTGCGACTACAGCGGGTGTTGGTGGCGGTCTGGCAGAGACAGTCGCACCCGGCAATGAACTTGCCCGCCTTGGTGGTGAGTTGGCTGGTGGTTTGGCTCCTGCCGCAGCATTGGCAACAGTGGGCGCAGGGGCGAAGCGCGGCCTTGATGTGGCTAGGTCATTCACACCTAGCGGCAGAGAGAGGCTTGCGGCAGAGGTTGTGCAAAAGCGCGCTGTTGCAGAAGACATTGACCCGCAGCAGCTTGCTACCAGACTGCTTGAGGGCGACGAGAGCATCACGACAGCGCAGCGCGTACCCGAAGCATTTATCATTGAGTTGGAAAACACCCTGCGCCGGACCAATAGCGATTTGGATGCTCGTCTTACAGAGGCAAACAAACGAGTTATTGAAAACATCAAGGACGCTTTTGTCGGTGGACGTGCTGATCCTGAGATTTTCAAAGACGCCCTAGACGCTCAAATCAATCTTAAACTGCAAAACGCAAGGCAAGCGGCGGCTAAGATCGATCCAACGTCACCGGATGCACGTTCACAAGCAAACAGGATTGTACGGGACGCTTTGGAAAGTTCTTTGCGAGATGCACGCAAACAGGAAAGCGCACTTTGGGGGCAAGTTGACAGAGATTTAGATGTTCAGCCGACAGACACGCTTGCAGCATATCAAGGATTGCGTGACCGGCTTATGGAAGAAGAGACACTGCCTGACGTTGTTGAGAATTTTATCAAGCGGGTGAAGAAAAGCCTTAAAGACGATGGTTTTACAGATAATGAGATAAGTGCCGTAGAACGGGGCGATGTAAACGTCACGTCTGGCGATCTGCTGCGCTTTAGAAGTCGTATGTTGCGGCTGAACCGCGATCTAAAATCAGGTCCAAATGCAAATTTTAGCGCCGCCAACGAAGCGAAAGTGCTGGCAGACGGTGCGCTTGCAGATTTATCGCGCCTTGAGGTTCCGGGCGTTGACGAAGCACGTCAGTTTAGCTTTGCCTTGAACCAGCGTTATTCGCGCGGTGACGTAGGGCGATTGCTTGAGTTTGATGCACAATCAGCAGGCCGCATAGACCCTGATCTTACCCTTGAAAGCACTATACGTCGGGGTGGCCCTGCCGCTGCCGTTGCAAGCAGAGACATACAGGAAGCAGTATCACCATTAGAGGAGTTTGGCCGCAACCAAACGCCAGAGGTGCGCGCGCAGATTGAAGACTTCTTACGTGATATGGCACGTCAAACCGTCACTAAAAGCACAGGCGAGATAAAGCCAGAGGCTTTGGCCACATTCCGCGCTAACAATCGTGAAATCCTGCGTCAGTTTCCAGAACTGGACGCCGCACTAAAGGATGCTGGCACCGCCGCTAGGTCGGCAGAGAGTTATGTGCGCGGTGTGACGGCTGGCACCCGCACTTTTCAGCAAGTAAGTGCGCTTGGCGATGCAATACAGGTAGAAAGCGCACCAAAGGCAGTTAGGGCGGCACTTGGGCGTTTCAACCGCTCCACAGATCAGATGGACAACATCATCGCAGCGGCGCGTGCTGGTGGCGACGATGCTGTGGCTGGCCTGCGCACAATTCTGATGGAGGAGCTTCTTGATGCAGCCACGGTCAAAGGCAGTCTTTCAGGCAAAATCCTGCAATCAACGGCTGGTCAGCAACGCATACTGGATTATCTGCAATCTAAAGGCGTTCTGGATGCAACGAGGCGTGAAAACCTCAAGACGTTGGCAGACACAGCGGCCCGCATTGAACAATATATGACGACCCGCGCGGGCAAGCAGTTTGACCTTGGCAACACCGGCCCGTTTGAAGACTTCCTTATTCGCGTGATTGGCGCGCGTATAGGTGCCTTGAGTTTTATTGGAGAAGCGTCAGGCGCGACCCTTGTGGCCGCTGGTGCTGGCTCACGGGCGCTTCGTAGCATCCTGTCAGACATGCCTGCGCTGCGCGTTAGGGAGGTTCTTGCCCGCGCTGTAGAAGACCCAGAATTTATGGCGTTGCTTCTCCAAAAGCCAACAAGAGTAAGAGCGCAGAACGCGAGAGACACACGCATCCTTTCATACCTGTTGGCATCCGGCTTAGTGGCAGAGGACGAATAAATGGCAAAAAACAGCATCCGCGACTTTAGCGCAACGGCTGGATCAAACACTGACATTCAGTCCGTTAACATAGATGAAAACTGCCCCGCGAGTGGGATTAACAACGCTATTCGCGAACTTATGGTGGACCTTAAAAACGTCAGCACCGGCGCGGTCAATCTTGAGACACCAGCGGCTGATAGCCTGACGGTTGTGGGTGATCTGACGGTAGACACCAACACGCTCAAGGTGGACAGCAGCAACAATCGTGTGGGAATTGGCACAACCGCTGGAGATGCGGGTGCATCACTTACCGTCAACAAGTCTCCTGTCGCAGCCCACGGCAACCCGCTCGTCCAAGTAGGAGGATCATC